TTAACTAATCCTGCAGATTATCAGGTTGATTGGGATATTGATCCACCATCACCCAAAGATAATTTTGATCAGGAAAATGATTACTGGGACACCATGGTGGCCTTGAAAAAAATCAACACTGCTGATGTACGACAAGTTGTACCTAAACTTGTTTGGTCCTCAGGAACAAGTTACGATATGTATCGTCACGATTATAGTAGATCTAATACTGCTATAGTTTCTGGTTCAACATCACTATATCTGGCAAATTACTTTGTTATGAATAGTGATTTTAGAGTTTATATTTGTCTTCAAAATGGAATTAGTGTAGATAATCCTTCCGGAAGACCATCTCTTGATGAACCAACATTTACAGATTTAGAACCAAGGTCTGCAGGAACCAGTGGTGATGGTTATATTTGGAAATACCTTTTTAGTATTAAACCAAGTGATGTTGCTAAATTTGAATCTACAGATTACCTACCTGTTCCATCAGATTGGGCAACTTCCGCTGATAATGCTGCAGTCAGAGATAATGCAGTCGATGGGTCAATTAAAATTGTAACTGTCACTAATAAAGGTGTTGGACTTGGAACTGCAAACTCTACATATACATCCGTTCCCATTAAGGGTGATGGATCAGGAGCAGAATGTACTATTATTATTGATGGAAACCAACAAGTAAGTGGAGTTACTGTTTCAAATCAAGGATCCGATTATACATATGGTAATGTTGATTTGGAAGCAGGTGGAGTTCCAACAGGAACAACAAGACCAACTTTTAATGTTATAATGTCACCGCAGGGTGGACATGGTGCAGATGTATATAGAGAATTGGGAGCATATAATGTTCTCATGTATTCTAGAATTGAAAATGATAATAATAATCCAGATTTTATAACTGGAAATCAAATTGCTAGAGTTGGTGTTGTAGAAAATCCTGAGCAGTTTGGATCTTCAAGTGTCCTGTCTGTAGATAAAGCTAGTGCTCTTGGAGCATTAAAATTAGTTGGATCTGGATATAGTACTGCAACATTTACTGCAGATTCGTATTTTACTCAAACAATATCCACAGGATCAACGGCTGTTGGTAGGGTTGTAAGTTATGATCAAAACACTGGTGTTCTCAAGTACTGGCAAGACAGATCTCTTGCTGGATTCAATACTGTAGGAACTGCTCAGACTCAACCTCAATATGGATTTAATCTAGATGATTTTACATCATCTCCAGGAACAGGTGGAGCATTAACAATTTCACCATCTACTGGAGTAAATTTGACTATTGATGAAAACTTCTCAGGTATATCTACGGTAATAAATAATCGTACATACTATCTTGGTCAAGCCTTCGCGAGTGGTGTTGCCAACCCAGAAGTTAAAAAACATTCTGGTAATATAATTTACGTTGACAACAGACCATCTATAACAAGATCGTCAAACCAAAAGGAAGACATAAAAGTTATTTTGCAGTTCTAAAGAATTATGCCACAACAAACGAACCTCAATGTAGCTCCCTACTTTGACGATTTTGACTCCACGAACGATTATCATAAGGTATTATTTAAACCAGGATATCCTGTACAAGCTAGGGAATTAACTAGTCTTCAGTCTATGCTGCAAGACCAGATTGAAAAATTTGGTCAGCATTTTTTTAAAGAAGGTGCTAAAGTAATTCCAGGAAATACTGGATATAACCAAATATATTATTGTGTTCAATTAGAAAATGCATTTCAGGGGGTTCCTGTATCTGCATACGCTGATCAGTTAATTGGAACAAAAATAACTGGGCAAAGGTCTGGAGTAACTGCTTTTGTCGATTCTATTCTACAACCAGAAGATTCTGAGAATGGAAATCTTACACTTTACGTAAACTACCTCTCTTCTAGCACATCAAACAATTCATCTCAAACATTTTTAGATGGAGAACAAATTTCTTGCAATGAAATTATTTCTTCGGGTTTGCTTGGAAACACCACTATTGCTGCAGGATCTCCATTAGCATCAACAATTGAATCTGATGCCTCTGCTATTGGTTCTTCTTTCCAAATTGATAACGGAGTTTATTTTATAAGAGGAAATTTTGTAACTGTAAATAAAGAAACTTTAATTTTAGATCAATATTCAAATAATCCTAGTTATAGGATTGGACTGTTTGTAAATGAAGAAATTATAAATGCAGATTTAGATGAAACTCTAAATGATAATTCTCAAGGATTTAATAATTATGCAGCTCCAGGTGCAGATAGACTTAGAATTAGTGTAAGTTTATTTAAAAAAGCACTTGATGATTTTAATGATGACAATTTTATCTTGCTTGCTACAGTAATTAATGGTGTTCTTCAAACCGAAGTTAGAAAAACTATTTTTGGAGGCAGTATCGGATTTAATGATTTAACTGATACTCTTGCTAGAAGAACTTTTGATGAATCTGGACATTATTATGTAAAACCATTTGATGTCACTGTTTTAAATTCTTTAAATGATAGAGTTGGTAATGGTGGTATTTTTAATACAGGACAGTTTACTCCAGGTGGAGTAACTCCTAGTAATGGTCTCAGTCTATATAAAATTTCTCCAGGAAAAGCATACGTTAAGGGCTATGAGATTGAAACATTAAATGCAATTTACTTGGATGTTAATAAACCAAGAACAACAAGAACTATTGAAGATCAAAATATAATTTATAGCACAGGTCCAACACTTAGGTTGAACAGAGTCTATAGAACACCCACAGTTGGTCTTGGTAATACTTATTTTGTAAGTTTGAGAGATCAAAGAGTTGGAAGTAGTTCAGAAACTCTCCCAGGAAATGAAGTTGGAGTTGCAAGAGTATATGACTTCAAATTAGAGTCTGGATCATATAGTACATCTAATGCAAACGAGAATGAGTGGAACCTTGCTCTTTATGATGTTCAAACAATTACGGATATTGCATTAAATCAGGCACATACTTTATCTATTCCAACATTTGTTAAAGGTGATAATAGTGGAGCTACTGGTTTCTTAAGACATGCAGTTTCTGCTGGAACGGCAATTACGGTCTATGAGACCAGTGGATCTTTTGTACCAAATGAAAAACTCACCTTTAATGGAATTGAAAATGGAAGAATTGCTATTGCCATCACTGAGCATGGTCTTTCTGATGTCAAGTCAATATATGGAACAAATAATGGAGTAGTTGGAGTTAATACTTTCAGTGCTGATGTAATTCAATCCAATAAATTCGTAGTCGGTATTGCTACAGTAAGTCCACTTTCAAGTGGCGTAAGTACAATAAGAAGTACAAATCCATCATTCCCAGGAAACATTGTAAAAGAAAATGATCTTATTCAATATAGTGATACTACACCAGGATTAGGTGGAGATCCTATCATTGGTAGAGTTACTAGTGTTGGAACAACTCATGTCTCCGTAGAAGGAGTTACCGCAGTAACTGGAATTTCAAGTGGTTTCCTCCCATCATCAACTTTAAGTGTAACTGATCTTAAAGTTCTTACAACAAACTTAGCACCTTCATCTGGAAATTCCCTATTTACTCCTCTACCAAAGGTTAATGTTTCTAATGTAGATCTTGCAGAGGCATCTCTAGTAATTAGAAAAACATTTACTGTAAATATTGCAAGTAATGAATTATCAACACAAGTTGTATCTAGTGCTAATGAGACTTTCCTTCCTTTTGATGAAGAGAGATATATTTTAGTTAGATCTGATGGATCTACGGAAGCATTAAGTGGAGATAAATTTGATATTTCTACGACTGGAAATACTTTACAAATTCGTAATTTGGGCACAAATGATACCGGTGCCACTTTAATTACGACACTCAGAAAAGTAAAACCAAAAGCAAAGGAAAAAATTAAAAACAGAGTAAATTCTGTTACTGTAAATCTATCAAAACTTTCAGGATCTGGAATTGGTGCTACCACTTTAAATAATGGTCTTACACATGGAAATTATCCTTTTGGAACTAGAGTTGAAGACGAAGTTATTTCATTAAATGTCCCAGATATTATTGAGATTCATGGTATTTTTGAATCTTCTGATGTAAATTCACCATCTTGTCCTCAAGTTTCTCTTCAATCTTTAAATACTCAGTCAACTACAACTGCAGAATTATTGATTGGTGAACAACTAATTGGACAAACAAGCGGTTCTGTTGCTATAGTTGCAGAAAAATTGAATGATTCTTCAATTTCCTTCCTTTATAAAAATGAAATTGCATTTATTGAAGGAGAAACTTTAGAGTTTCAAGAATCAAATGCATCTGCGTTAGTATCGACTCTCTCAACTCCTAGTTTTAATATATCATCAAATTATACATTTAAAACTGGTCAAGAAGATACTTTCTATTCTCATGGTAGAGTAAAAAGAAAGAATGACTCTTCTGCCCCATCTAAGCAAATAAAAGTTTATTTCTCAAGTGCTTCATATTCTAGTACTGACGATGGAGACATAACAACTGTCAATTCATATGGACAGTTTGATTATGGTAATGAAATTAAAACTATAGATTTCTACAGAAATTCTGATATTATTGATATTAGACCAAGGGTTTCTAATTATACTGTAACTGAGGGATCTAGATCACCTTTAGAATTCTTAGGTAGATCATTTAATGGATCTGGACAATCTGCAGCAAATGTATTAGCTTCTGACGAAGCAATTTTGACTGATGTTTCATACTATCAAGGAAGAATTGATAGAGTATTTTTATCAAAAGATGGAAAATTCCAGGTTGTATATGGAACACCATCAGATAATCCACAAAGACCAGATCCCGTTAATGATGCAATCGAAGTTTGTAGAATTGATCTTCCTGCATATCTATATCGTCCAGGAGATGCAAAATTATCTTTTATGCAGCATAAGAGATTTAGGATGCAAGATATCAAGGAACTTGAAAATAGAATCAAGAGTCTTGAATATTATACGACCCTTTCTCTCTTAGAAAAAGAAACTGCTAATCTTTTCATTGCTGATAGTGAAGGATTGAATAGATTTAAATCTGGATTCTTTGTCGATAATTTTAATGATTTCTTAGCTCAAGATAGTTCATTCAGACTTAATAATGCTATTGATAGAAAGTATAATGAACTGAGACCAAGACATTATACCAATTCTGTTGATATGATTTTTGGTCCAGTTGTTGATACAGATCCAACTGCAGACTTGAATTTTAATATAGTTGAAGGTAATAATGTTAGAAAGCAAAATGATGTTTTAACACTTGATTATGCTGAAGTTGAATATATTAAACAAAATTTTGCTACTAGAACTGAGAGTGTTACTCCTTTCTTAATTAGTTTCTGGAATGGAACTCTTGAACTTACACCTGCATCTGATAATTGGGTAGATACTGCAAGACTTGAAGCAAAAATTATTGAAGCAGAAGGTAATTATGTAGAAACATTTAATGATGCTGTCGAATCTGGAACTATTGATCCACAAACTGGATTTGGTCCAATGATATGGGATTCTTGGGAAACCAACTGGACGGGTGTTGATGTAGTTGAATCAACTAGACGAAGAGTGATTCAAAATGGTCCTGATACAATTCATCGTCAAGGACATGGTGGTAGAGCAAGACAGAGTGTACAAAGAAGACGAGTTACTGATCAAGTAGTTGAAGATCAACTCAGAACAACA